GTAGCGGATTACGATGTATTTCAGTAGGAGATAAAGTATGGGTGGGAAGGGAGCAATGCCAGCAATGCCAGCACCAGTAATACAGGCACCGCCTACAGAAGCGGAGTACTTGCCTGATAAAGCTGCCCTGCCTGAAATACCGCAAGTGACTCAAGCTAAACTAGATGAGGAAAAGCGGAGAAAATTTCAACGCTTGGCAACTACAGATACTAGGGAATCTACGATTACCAATATTGGTGGTGCGTTAGGAGTGGGTACAGTAGAAGACCAAGAAATATTTAAACCTAATTTATTTGTAACACCTAAAAAAATAGGCACAAGCTCGACTAAAGGGCTGCTAAGTGAATAAAGGAGTAGGTATGACAATAGAACGTGATTACGGGCTTGAAGATATACTGTCCAAGTTGTTTCGTTTTGCAGATTGCAAAGGTGGTGGTGGCCCTAGAATAGATTATGCAGCTATACAACGCCAGCAGGATCAAGAGCGACAACGCCTACAGTCTATATCAGACGAAAAATATAGAGTACAGGGAGTCAGTGATTTCATTGATTTCATGTATGACAATCCTGAGCAATCCAAACATCAGGCTGCTACTGGTAGATACTTTACGGGCGTTAGCCCCGGAGCTACACCAAATAAAATACTAGCAAACTACCAGTCAGACAAATCCATTACTGCTAAGAAACTCAAAGCAGACCCAACCCAATTTTTTGACAGGCGTACTAGCGAAGCCTCTATTAAACCCGGACGTATTAAATTCGGTAAGACTGCTGATCGGTCTGCTGATGCTTCTGGTTTACTAGGTAGTGGTGCTATGGATCAAAAAACATTGTTAGGAGCATAGTATGTCTGTAGCAAACGATTTAATGAAACGGTATGAGATACTAAAGAGTGACCGTATTCTTTGGGAGCCTTTTTTCCGTGATGTCCGTGACTACATTAGACCACGCAAGCAACAAATTGACAGTTCACACCATATCGCAGGAGAACGTCATACTAATAAAATGTTTGATTCTTCTGCACCAGAGGCAAGCCGTATTATGGCTATGTCCATGCAGCAAGCATTAGTACCTCAGTCTACAGTATGGTTTGGTTTGTCTATTCCTTCAGGGCATGAACTATACGCATTGAATCGTGAGCCAAGTGTCAAACGATGGTTCCATGATGTTACTGAAAGTATGTTTTACAGTATGCACGAAAGTAACTTCTATACTGCTATAGGGGAGTCGTTTTTAGACTTTACCTCTTTTGGTACAATCAATTTATTGCTTGAAGAGAATGATGCTCCAGAGAAAAATTTTGGTGGTTTAGCTTTTACTTCTATACCGACAGGCCAGTTTGTTTTTTCAGAGGATAAACGTGGTAAGCCGGATACTGTATTCTGGGAGTACATCTTTACTGCAAGGCAAGCAAAACAGATGTTTGGTAGTAAAAGATTACCTGACTCAATTAAGAAAGCAGTTAAAGAATCTCCTGACTCTAAGTTTACGTTTGTGCGGGTTGTTTTGCCTAGTGAAGACTACAGGGCGAACTCCGTAGACTCTAAAGACAAGAAATATGCAGCACTAGATATACATTATGATTCTAAAACTGTTGTCAGAACCAGTGGTTTTGATGAGCTACCGTATGTGATCGGTCGATTTGAAAAGGCATCAGGCGAACTATGGGGCAGAAGTCCTGCTGACATTGCCATGCCAGATATAAAGACGCTCAATAAGATTCGAGAACTCGAACTTAAAGGGCTGGCTATGGCTGTTCACCCACCGTTGATTGCACCGGATCAAGGTATCATTGGTACCTTTCGTATGACTCCTTCAGCAATTAACTACTCCAGAGAACCGGAGCGTTTCAAGTTCTTACGTTTTGAGGGGCGCATTGATTTGTCATCCCTGAAAGCTAATGAACTAAAGAAGTCTATACGTGGCATTTTCTTAGCAGATCAATTGGTGCTACCTGAAAAGCTCAACATGACTGCTGAAGAAGTTGCTACAGTACGAGAACAAATTCAAAATCTACTTGGGCCTACAGTCGCTAGGTTTGAAAGTGAGGTGCTTACACCGCTTATATTACGTAGCTTTGGTTTGCTCAATCGGGCTGGTGCGCTACCCCCGGCACCACCTGAACTTGCTGAATTAGACGAAATTGAGGTATCTTACGTTGGACAGATGGCAAAGAATCAAAAGATACAAGACGTTACTGCAATACAAAGATGGTTGGGTGTTGCTGCAAACATGGCGGGTTTTGCACCTGAAGTTCTTGATAACATTAATGTCGATGAGGCGTTACAAATTATTGGGGATCGTATGGCTGTCCCGGCTGCTGTTATGCGATCTGAAGAGGAAGTAGCTCAGTTACGAGCAGACAGACAAGAGAAGATGGCAATGCAAGAACAATTAGCACAAGCCTCACAGGTTGCGGAAGGTGCAGGTAGAGCAGCCCCAATGGTTAAAGCACTAGGAGGTGCCGATGCGTTCCCAGTCCAATAACGAACTGGATCAGATTAGAGAAGCAATTGCAAAAACATTCACTGGAACTTACGGTGAAAAAGTATTACAGTTTTTAGAGGATGTATACGTAAACCAACTGTCAGCAGAACCTAACGATCCATACTCTACCTACTTTAATGAAGGGGGTAGGGGATTAGTGTTAGGATTGAAAGCACAAATTTATGCTTACAAGCACAGAGACAGTAACCCAACACAACAGGCAGAAGTTAAAGTCTGATTACAAGGAGCTAGTATGTTAGAAGAAACCGAGGCCGTGACAAGCGACAACCTCATTGATACAGTAGCAGAGGTCAAAGAGGACACATGGCAGACTCAATATTTGTCAGAAGATTTGCAGGGTAACGATACATTATCTAAGTTTAAAGACGTAGGTTCACTGGGCAATTCTTATGTGGAACTACAAAAGCTAGTTGGCTCTAGGGTTAAAGTCCCTACAGACGACTCTACTGAGGAGGATGTTAATTCATTCTACAATCAAATTGGTAGGCCAGAGTCACCGGAAAAGTATTCTATTGATTTACCTAGTGACAGCTACCCACAAGAAGTTATACAATCCTTTTTAAAAGAAGCTCACGCTTCAGGCTTGACGAATAAACAAGCACAGGCAGCTATTAATTTTTACAATACCATTGAAACAGATGGTCAAATTAACAGTGATGCAGCTATGCAACAAGCTAAAGTAGATGCTGAATCTGCACTCAAGAAAGAGTGGGGGCCGTCAGAGTATGCTAAAGAATTGGCAGTTTCTAGACGGGCGTTTAACCGTTTTGCTGATGATGACCTGAAAGCGTTTGTAAATGAGACAGGTGTTACTAATAATGTAGCAATGATTAAGTTCCTCAACCGTATCGGTAAGGCTTTTAGTGAGCCAGATATGGGTGGGGCGGGTAAGGATTCAGGTTCAATTGATGGTGATTCAGCCAAGATTGAAATATCTGCCATGTTAAAGGATACGAGTCATAAGTATAACGAAGCCTTATTTGATAACACTCATCCTAAACACGCAGAAGCTATGTCCTATAGAGATCATTTGTATGATATTGTGTATGCGGAGGACGAATGACAGCCAAAGAAAACATAAAATGTTCTGATTGTGGGCAATTTACTCAGAGAGAGCGCACTGTCGGTGGTAAATCTACACCAGAACAATATGGGTACTGCAAGTATTATGATCGGCAAACTTCTGCGGATACATTTTATAGCTTTTGCCCCGGTGGATCACGCATCATAGTTGTTGCGGAGAAACCAACTCTTGTGAAGCCAACGGCCTTGAAAAAGACAACCAAAACTTCACGCAAATAGAGCCAGCATAGTGCTGATAACTCTTTCCCTTTAATCTCTTTTATAAGAGGTATGTTATGAGTACTGAAGTCAATAAAGCGTTTGCCCAGAAGTTTAGGGACAGCTTTATCCACTTGGTACAGCAAAAAGGTTCACGTTTGCGTGAGTATGTCCGTACTAATGCGGATGTACAAGGCAAGTACGACCATTTTGATCGTCTGGGTAACACTGCTGCTGTGAAAATTACAAGCAGACACAGTGATACTCCGTTGATTAGTACCCCCCACTCCCGTAGACGAGTGAGCATGGAAGACTACAATTGGGCTGACTTAATTGATAAGGCCGATAAAGTCCGAATGCTTGCTGATCCAACCAGTGAATATCTAAAAGCTGGTGTATGGGCAATGGGTCGCACAATGGATGACATTGTTATTGCTGCGATGCTGGGTAATGCTGTAAGTGTGGATGAAAATGATTCATCAAGTAATGTAGCTTTGCCATCAGCCCAAAAAGTGGTTGTGTCATCTGTTACGGATATGAACATCGACAAGCTACGATCTGCAAAACAGATTTTAGATGCGTCTGATGTTGATCCTGATTTACAGAGATGTATTGTTATGAAATCTAATCAGTTCTACGATCTGCTTGGTGACACTCAGATTCAAAGTTCTGACTACAATACCGTGAAAGCTCTTGTAGCTGGTGAAATTGATACCTTTATGGGGTTCAAATTCCTACGCTCCGAGCGTTTAACTGCTGACTCTAATGGTGATACCCAGTGTATTGCTTGGATTCACGATGGTATTGGTTTGAGTATGGGTATGGACGTTAAGACTGAAATTTCTGAGCGTTCAGATAAAAACTATAGTACGCAGGTCTACGCCCAAATGTGCTTAGGTGCAGTTCGCATCGAAGACGAGAAGGTAGTAGAAATTGCGTGTACTGATTCTTAACGGAGGTGTTAAATGGCTACTTTTAAAAGTACAGAATACACCACCGCTACGGCTGGTACAGGTGTAAAAAATGCTCCTACTACTTGGAATGGAGTAACCTACCGCTACGCTAGATTTACTGGGCAAGCCCTAAGTTCATCTGACACAGTGCAGGTTATGACGATTCCTTCTGGGGTTCGTATAATGCCTCAGTCGATGGTGATCATTAGTGATCTTGAAGCCTCGGCTGCGGTTAATGTGGGGTATGCAGTGCATACTACGCAAAGCACAGGAGCAGCAGTTGCAGTAGATGTTGATGCGTTTATCAGCGCATTGGCAGCAGCTTCAGCACGTACAGTTACTAATTTCCATGAAAGCACAACGCATGACACGGGATATGTAACTACTGGTGAGTTAATCTTAACTTTTGGTTTGTCAGCAGGTACTTCGTTGGCAGGCGATACGTTTGATTTTCATATCATGTACGCTGATCCTAACTAAAATTGTCGGGTGGTGCCTTTATGGGCCACCTTACTTTCTCATATAGTATGCGGAGAGTTGAATGGGTTCTCAAGTTGATCTAGCTAACGAGTCGTTGTTGCTCCTAGGGGCTAATACGATTACAAGTTTTGCTGATGATGATTCTAATGCAGTACTGGTAAATCGTTTCTACGGTAGTGAACGAGATGCACTCTTGCGTAGCCATAGATGGAATTTTGCTATTAGCACTGCTAACTTAGCGTCTTTAGCTGACACACCAATTATTGACTGGCAGTTTAAATTTACACTACCTACTGATCCTTATTGTTTGCGTATCTTAGATGTGCGTACAGTAACGGGTGATATCTACCTTGACTTCGCTATACAAGGGCGTGAGCTATATACTGAGGAGTCTACGGTTGATATTACTTATGTTCAGCGTGTGGAAGACCCTACTCAGTTTGATGCGTTATTTTACCAAGCGTTAGTATTTCGTCTAGCTTGGAAAATGGCGTATCCTGTAACACGTTCTTCTGCTACTATGTCGCTCATGGGGCAAATGTATGATGCAGTTGTTCGTGACGCACGTACAGTAGATTCACAAGAAGGCACCCCAGAAATTATTGCAACCGATACTTTGACAGACGTTAGGTTACGCTAAATGGCAAAAGTATGGCCTGTACAAACTAATTTTACCGCAGGGCAGTTATCCGCTAGATTGCATGGTCGGGTAGATGTCAGTAAATACAAAAACGGACTTCAAACACAGAAAAATGCTTATAGTCTACCGCATGGTGGGGTAGTTAGGCGAGGTGGATTCCACTATGTTGCGGAAGCAAAAGGTGTAGCTAGTGGTTCTGAGCTAGTTGCCAACGGCACATTTGCGTCTAACATTACAGGTTGGACAAACAAAAGTGTAGGCTCTGGTAGCTCTATTGCTCATTCCACTAATCTAATGAATATTGTTTCTGTTGATACCAGTAATTATGGTTGGGCAGAAGATGAAATTGTTACAGTCGCAGGTAAACGATATGTGATGAGCTTCACGATTGGTACCGGCATTATCAATGCTCAGATTGGTACTACTACTGGGGGTGTCGATATTCTAGCCTCCACCGCTTATGCAGTGGCAACACATACTATAGAGTTCATAGCTTTAACCACAGCTACCTTTATAGGATTTAAACATACTACTGGTGCTACACATACTCTGGATACAGTTACAGTTAAAGTAGCTACTCAAGATGCTAAAGTACGATTAGTTAGATTTGAATTTAGTATTACACAAGCCTATATTTTAGAATTTGGTAATCTATACATACGAGTGTACAAGGATAATGGACGTATCAGTACAGGTGGTGCACCTGTAGAGATTGTTACACCCTACACTACAGCACAATTATTTGATGTCTACTTTGCCCAGTCAGCCGATACTCTATATATCTCCCATCCTAGTCACGCTCCTCGTAAATTAACACGCAGTAGTGATATTGCGTGGACTCTCGCCACTCTTTCCTTCACTAATAAACCATCAGATTTTTGTGCTGGTGCTGGTGATTATCCTCGTTGTGTTACCTTCTTTGAGGAACGGTTGTACTGGGCGGGTACAGATAATAAACCTCAGACTATATGGGCTAGTAAGTCTGGG